ATCACTTCTAGTTTTAATTCTGCCGGGAAATAATTTTTTATAAATTTGCCTATTGACTTATTCCTCTTTATCTGGTAAGTATGTTATCGGGACTCCAGGTTGTGTATTACCAGTCTGATCCAACCTCCCCGCCTAGATATAGAAGCTATAGTATAAGAGTGAACTAACTATATATATAAAGGTTTATAAATAAGTTCCATAGACAGTAATACAGAGAAAGAGTATAGTAGGTTTATATAGTATTACTTAGAAGTTAGAAGGGGTTTACGTTGACTAGGGTATATAGAGTGTATAAGCCCTTCATTGTATTACGGGCTTATACTCATATAAAGCTATTATATATCTAGGACTAACGTATAACTGGTCTATGTAACTATTAACTAAGTAACTAGGAGTTATAGAATGGATAAGAGCTATAGACTGTATACAGATGGATGCTGTGAGCCTAATCCAGGTAAGAGTGGAATAGGCTTTGTTATTTATAGAGGCAATAAAACTATATGTGATAGAGCTAGGTATATGGGTATAGGAACCTGTAATACTGCTGAATTCCATGCCCTTCTATTAGGCTTACTTAAAGCTATAGAACTAGGTATAAAAGATATAGATATATATTCTGATAGTAAATTATTAGTAAATGGTATTATTTATAGATGGGGGTATAGAAAGAGTCCTCATCTTAAAGTAATTATAGATGAGATAAGATATTTACTAGAGAATATTAAATATACTATTCGTCATGTATATAGAAATAGTTGTGAAGGTAATATATATGCTGACTATTTATCTAGGGTATGTTTACCCAATAGTAGAGAAATATATAAATATGAATAAAAAGAAGAGAGTAAAGAAGTTACCTAGTACTGAAGAACTAGAGTTATCTAGGCTTGTAGCTCTAGGTGAGGATCCAATTAAAGCTGCTAAGACTGTATACGGTAACAAGGATAAGAGCCCAGAGGAAATAAAGAGTCTAGTGAAGGAGAAGTTTACTAAGAAAGAAGTAGTAGCTAATGTAGTAAAGGTCTGTGATGAGATGGAGGCTATAGGTTTAACAGTGAAGAAGGCAGCAGTAAAGCATCTACATATTTTAAATAAACCTACAAGCAAAGGGACTGAAGTGTTAAAGGCTGTAGAGATGGTATACTCTGAATACGGTAAGAAGCATAAAGATAAAGAGGAGAAAGTTAATCCCTTATTAATTTTAATACAGAATAGAATTGATAGGGGTTTACCTGTGCCTAAGGATGTTATGGAGGTAATAGATGTCTCTCCGGTTAAACAGTGATACAAAGGTTAAGTTCAGGAACTTTGCTAGATGCCCTAAGTGTAACTTTACTTTAAGCCGGGTAAGATTTATAAAAGATAAAGGCTGTCAGTGGTGCGGAGCTGTATTCAAGATGTCAGCTAATAATTTAATTGGAGAGATGAGTTAAAATTGAATTTAATGGAATTTAGTGGGGAGGTAGATTTAATATTATGTGAAGTATGTAATAAATATTATATATCAAAAAATATTGTAAAGATAAATTATAATTTCTCAGATTTAAAAAATAGATATTTTTGTGAAGATCATGCTAACAAACATCTAAAAAGTAGAGGTATAGAATTCTAATGTTGACCGGGCTATTGGGTTCTATGGAGTGTTTTACCTGTGATAAGCCTTTAACATTTACAACTCTTAGATATGTGGTTCACCCGGTAGACAGCATAAATATGTTTTGTAATAAACACTATAGAAAGTTTTGTAAAGAAAATAATATATGGAGGAAATAAATGATACAGGAAAAGAAAGAAAAGGGAAAGATATATCTGGTAAAAGGGATGTGTAATAACTGTTATGGGTCTTTAGTTAATTACTCTATAACCTTTGGTTTAAAAGCTGATAAAGAATTAGAGAAAATACTTTGTTTAAGCTGTGGAGTGAAAGGAGCTGTTAAGAGTTCAAGATGAAGTGGTTGGTAATTTTAATAATTTCAACGTGTCCATCTTGGTCAGGATTTAAACGTGTAGCAGATAAAATTAATGGTAAGTGTTCCGAACGTACTGTGATAAAAATATTTAAGTCTTCTGAGACAGCCAAATGGTTTGTGCATCATTATGAGCAGGATCATTTATCTCCAATGAAAGATAAAATTGAATCTACAAAAATATATAAAATAGTGAAACCATGACATACGCAGATAAAGTAATAGCTAAATATCTACAGGATCTACCTGAGAAGGATTTCATAGAATCCTGTTTTTCTATTATTGACAAAAAGAGAAGGGAAGTTCCTTTTATATTTAATAAGACCCAAAATGAGCTGTATGAACAAATGGAGAATTGGAATGTAGTATTGAAATATCGTAAACCCGGAATCAGTGTTATGGTACAGAGTTTAATGCTGGCACGATGTATCCGGAGGAGAAATAGAAATGCAGTAGTGTTGTCTTTCGATAAAGAATCCACACAGAGAATGTTGGAACGTACAGATTGGACAATGAAGCATCTGCCATTTGAAATGAAACTGGAGAAGGAGTCTAAGAATGAGTTTAAAATCGGAACGTCGAATTCAAAACTATTTATCGGAACTGCTGGATCAAAAGCCTTTGGAAGAGGAGATGATATTACAGACCTTCACATATCAGAACTTGCCTGGTGGGAGGATACAAGTATCCTTACCGGTGTCCTCGAAGCCCTCACAGATGATGCCAGGGTATTTGTGGAATCAACCGCCAACGGTCCTCTCAATAAGTTTGCCAAGCTCTACCAGAAAGGGAAGTTAAAGAATTCTGATTGGAAGTCTCATTTCTTCCCTTGGTGGATTGATCCGGAGCTGGAGAAAGATGTACCTGCTAACTTTCACCACACCCAAGAGGAAAAACAATTAAAAGCCCTTTATAATTTAACGGATAGGAAACTTTACTGGCGAAGATCCAAGATGATAAATATGCTGGAACCTGAATTATTCCCACAGGAATTTCCTGCCAATGATGAAGAGGCTTTTATTGTTTTGGGTAATTGTATATTTGACAAATTAGCTTTGGCGAATTATACTAGGTTGACGAGGGAGCCGACGACTGTTGGAGAACTATTGGTGACACAATGATAACATTTAATCAGTACCCACAAGGTAATTTAAAAATCTGGAAATTTCCAGAGAGAAATAAATCCTATCTTCTACCTGCGGATGTCTCCGAAGGACTAGAGGGTGGGAATTTCTCTTGCTGCCATGTAATTGACAGACAGACTTTCGAGCAGGTGGCGGTATGGCATGGGTTGGAAGAGCCTTATAAATTCGGTGAGATAATTTTTAATCTAGGAATGTTTTATAACGGTGGGCTCCTTGCACCTGAGAGAAATAACAACGGTATATCCACGATAGATTATCTTCGGGTAAATGATTACCCAAACATTTACCGTATGCAAACTACTGACTCTGATACGGTGGAGGAGACTCACCGCTTAGGTTGGGCTACAAAGGCTTACACAACCCGGCCACTGATGCTGGATTCACTCAAGCAAGCAATCCGGACCCAGGCCATAAAAATAAATGATTCTGAAACTTTAGCGGAGTTAAAAACTTTTATCCGGAATCCAAAAACTTTAAAGACTGAAGCTGCATCCGGAAACTTTGACGATAGAGTTATGTCCATGGCTATTGGCTGCTACTTGCAGCAGACGATACCTATTGACTATATTTATGAAGATAGTTATGATGAGTCAAATATGGACAAGATGAAAGCTAGATGGGGGCAGAGTTCTTACTCCCACAGTGGAGGTTATAAATAATGCCACATGAACAGGATATAAGTTTTAAAAGTATTGGCGAAACATTTAGTAATAATGCTACTGTTGATCCATCTTCCGAAGTATTTTTCCCCTCTGTTACAATAGACTTAAAAAAATTCCCTGAGTTAAATATTGCTGAAATAAATGATGAAGTAGAAATTTATTTTATATCTAAAGTTACATCTATTTCTACAAGAGAAAAAGAAGGAGAGTCTACTGCTGAGATGAGATTAGAGTTACGGAAAGCTGCCATCTACCGGATTGGATCTGTTGTTAAGCAGGAGGGATCTGAACATGAAGATAAGAAAGCAAAAGATCCTATCTCTGATGCTGATAGAGAATTATCTAAAATGAGTGGTCACGCATGACACATAATAAAAAAGGTAAACGAAAGGGAAAGAGATACCCAAGAGAGGGTGTTGTAGAAGCACCCGGAGAGGATAGCAACGTACATCCCGATTACTTTAAAAAAGTGACTACAACGATTACGGGTGTCGTTCAGCCGAATAAAGCCAATGAAGCATTATCTAAAATGAGAGGAGAAAACAATGAGTGATCCAATTTATGTAAATGAATATTTTTTTGCAGACCAGGAATTAAAGTTTCATGGTTTTGAGAATATTACTTTTGTAGTTACATCCTCGAATGGTTCATTTGTAAACTTAAAAGCAATAAAAAATACGGAGGTAAAGAAAGATGCCGAACAAGAACTTCAACCAGCAGCCAACAGAAAACCTGGAAGGCCCAAAGGATCAAAACCGAAAGGGGGAGTCGTCAAAAAGACCAAACCTAAAGTTTCAAAGGCCAGTAAAAGATCCCATTAATCCACCGTCTAAAACTATGAATAAAGGTTTTACAACGATTGAGGAAATGGCTGGATTTAAAACTAACTAATGGCTGATAAAGTAAAAGTAATAAATCCGCAGAATGAAGTAGCTCCGTTTAAGCGGAAGGTTGTTTTAAGCCCGGACCAGCAAACAAGAGTCAAAAAAGACTTGAAGAAAATCTTTGCTGATTGGAATTCTAATTCCAACAATCTCCGTTCTAAAATCCAAACCTGGATAAGTAATTCTGAAGGGATAGCTGAGGATACTGACTTCCCTTGGGAGGGATCCTCTAAAATCTCAAAACCCGTAATAGAAACCAGAGAGAATATTATCCATGCTTTCTGGATGAGTATTATTCGGCCTTTGATCGGAAGATTGTTTGTCTGTGTGAGTGAGGATTTTACAGATAATGCGGAACAGACTTTAGCCAAAGACCTAACCGCATTTTTCAACAAGAAAGACTCATTTAACAAAATGTATACGGAGAGTGCTTCTGACTCATTCTGGTCTGTTTTAATTAATGGAACTGTAGGGCGAGGGGTGGATTGGAAAAAAGAGCTGGATAAAAGATGGGAAGCGAAAACCTATTCTAATGCTGATGAGTGGATTAAAGATTTCCCGACATCTGAATCTGCCGGGATGTCGGATGAAGCCCATTTAAAAGTTATAACAAGATTGAGAGAAGGTGAGGAAATAACTGTTGATATTACTTCGGATTATATTAAACATGACGGTCCGATTATAACAACAGAGGAATTAAAAGATTTAGTAATTTTCCCATCTACAGTTAAAGATCAGTCCCGGACAAGATTTCTTGGTAAAAGAATGTGGATGAGAAAATCTGAATTAAAGTCTAGGGCTAGAGATAAAATTTTTGATAACGTAGATGAACTTGTTAAACACACCCCGGCAGCCCACCAAAGAGATCAGGTAGATAACTTACAAGATTCTATAGAAGGGACTAAGCCACCGGATGAACCTGAAGATTATTTATTAATTCATGGCAGATATAAATTTGATTTGGATGAAGATGGAATTGAAGAGAAGTACCTGATAACGTACGCACCTTCAGAAGATATACTTTTGATGTTTGATAAATTTCCATTTTGGCACAATGAAGATAATATAATTCTCTCCTGGTTTAAGAAAAGAGTTAATAGGCTTATAGGCCGGGGAGTGGCAGAGATGCTGGAAGATACCCACGATGAAGCTGGTATTATTTCCCGGCACAGGATAAACACAAACTCTATAACTGTCTCTCCGCACTTCATGGCTCCTGAAGGCTTAAAAGATAGATTGGATCCACGAAGACCGGAGAATAGAATAAGACCTGGAGGCATCTGGTGGCTTCGACAAGCTGATATTGGCAAAGTTAAACTTGTGGATATGCCCCAGCAGGGAACTGAGAATTTAATCCAGGAAGAGAGTTTGTTAAATCAATCGGCAGATAATTTACTGGGTGCTTCTGAACTTAGGAGTGGGAGGGAAACTCCGAATGATCCAAGAGCCCCGGCAGCTAAAACAGCATT